TTGTAGCTAGTGCCAGCAGAGTCAATAGACTGCAGGCTTAGACCACCATTGGTAGAGATAAATCTAGGAAATAGTAACTTGTATATCTTAGGCTCTAAGGTGTTATAGCGGATATAACCAGTCTGCAGGTAACCAGATGCAACCTTAACTCCGTATGATTCTAGCCATACTCCATCACCTGGAACTGTAAAACCTACGCGGTCTGTGCCACCAAGGAATGCTGTTGTGCCAGCAGTAACAGTCTCACCAGAGGCGTATACATCCCAAGCATAAGCAAAGATAAGGCTATTAGGAACTACTGGTTGTGATAGGTCAATACGGACTAGACCTGATTCAGTATTCTGCTTGGTAGATACATAAGCAAACTTGTCTCTAAATACTACATCTGTACATTCAGCTTCAAATAGCAATGGTCCATAGGAGACATCTCCTTCATTGCCTAGAACTCCTACTCGCACACCTTTGTTGGTGCATAGTACCGCGTAGGTACCAAGGTAGGTATCAAAGGTATTGATGATCTCACCCTCTGGTAGGTCAACAACTACCGAAGGAATGCTAAGTTCTGGGAATCCAAGAGCATTAGCATTAGCAAGATCTAAAGTAATCTTATAGATAGATGAGTTCTTACGACTATATCCGCCTACATAGATAGCCTGTGGTCCTTCTGAAATGGTAGTCCAAGTCCAGTCACTTTGTGGATGGGTATAGTGGTCTGAAGGTAGAGCTCCACCGCCAGTATGAGTAGCATTTAATTCATAAAGTTTATTATTGATAGTAGCAATAAGGCGTTGTTTGATGTATTTAATTCTGGCACTTGTAGTGCTACTTGCGTTATAGGTTTCAACATCGCTGGTAGTTCCACCGATATTTCCTCGGTGAACGTGAGTAGTATTGATAAACCAGTATCTAATTCCATCTGTAGTTAAATCAAGAATGGTAGATTTAGTTCCTGCTTGGACATAAGTAGATGGGGTAGCAGTATCATTGCTCATCGTAATTTTCTTTAATTCAATGCCATCTGTTACTACTAAACAGTCATTAGTGCCATCATTGGCACCTATAATTATCGGAGTATTTGAAGTGCTTAAGACTCTTACTGTGGTATTAAGCAGGGTAGCCTGACCCTTGGTCCAGACATCTACACCTTTGGACTCTGTAAACTGGAAGCGAAGCGACTCATCTTGTAGTGGTTCAAAGTATTTAATACCAGCACCTAGGTGGAATGATGACTGTGAGCGTAGCCACCAACCTGTAAGAGTCTGCTCACCAGGCTCTCTGGTCTGGTCAATCTGTTGCTTACGATACTGAGCTGTAACGCGGCGATAGGGTGTGTCATCACTAGCTGCCAAGAAGAATGGCAGACCAGCAAAGGCTACATCGTATGCCTCGCCAGTAGATGAGTAGCTAGTGGCCCCAGCAGGGTTGGAAAGTACGTAGGGAATACCCTCGGTAATGTCATCGCCGTAGGCCACTATTTCTCCTTTGATTTATTAAAGTAAATTAACCAGCGATCTAGCTCTTCCAGATGCCAGTTGGGTATAAACTTGAGTGGTAGCCACAGATGAGTGGCGCATTAGGTCTCTTACTGCCAACAAATCTCCGCCTGATTTCTCAAGCATATTGGTAGCAAAGTAATGACGACAAGCGTGGAAGGTCTTCTTAGGTATACCTAACCGCTTCATCTCAGTAGAGCAGAGCTTGGTCAGGTTGTTAGGTGTTACTGACCATATCTTGCCAGAGGTCTCGTGCTTCAAGATGGTCTGGGCTACTATCGCAGCAACTGGTATGGATAGGTCTGTACCGCCCTTACCTGCCACTCTAAGGATGTATCCGTCATCAGCCTTCTCTAGGTCTACCCCACGAAGGTTTGCCACCTCCATAGCCCTTAAACCCGCTTTACAGCCTATTATGAACCAGTCCCTCATAGGCAGGTCAGCCTTAGTCATAACCAATTCAGCCTCACCAGGAGTCAAAGGATGAGGTAAACCTCGCCCCTTACGTACAGCAGGTAGGTCTAGGTCAGCCATATTCTGTATCAGGCCCATCTTGCGTAGGGCTTTGAAGATACTTCTAACCCTTGCCGCATAGGTTCCCTTAGTTGAGGCAGCCTTGACACCCATTACAAGTCTTTGCAGATCTTCAACCGTTGCTATCTCTGGGTGTACCCCAAGACGGACAAGCAGGTTGTAATCATTTCTGAACAGAGCCATTGAAAAGCCCTGTGTTTCATAGCGATTCTGAAGTTTTTCTTTAATTGTTTCTAGTGGTATTAGTTCCATAGCTCGCAGTTTAGTATTGGGATTATTCTTTTGTCAAGCACATTTGCACACGATTGTGCCGAGCCTAGAATAATCCCCTTGCCAAGCTGAAGCATCGTAGCGGATAGTTCGGTTTCGCCAACAGGCTTAAAATGGGCTGCTCCTGCTGCTAGTGGCGGTATGACTTTGCTTAGCACTTTTGTGCCCTCTTCATCAACAGGTAATGCTTTCACAGGATTATCAGGATATAAACATTTGCTTTTAACTTGGGTTAATTTAATTGGAAGTAGTAATAGCACTACTTTTGGCATTAGATTAAATAACAGTTCATCATCTATTTATATGGACAGATATTTAATGAACGCAACAACTGAAGGCCAAACCTCTACCTTTATTACAGCCGATTTTAGTATGTTTATTAGAAATGCAGATGCGCCAGGATTTGCTAATGCACCTAGAGGCTTTTTATGGATTTACGATTACGAAAGCACAGTTTATGCAAAATCGTATAGCGGTGGTAGTTATCAATATGATGGCGGTTTTGGTGGTCGCTTAATCTCTGGTTTAACTGGTATTTTCAATACCACATCTGCCATAACTTCTGTTGATATTGTAAGAACTGCTGGCTCAGGAACTTTCTCAACTGCTAATGACGGCGTTATCAAACTATATGGAGTGAGCTAAAATGAAAACAATTATCAATGTTCAAACTGGAGAAGTTATAGAAAGACCATTAACACAAGATGAAATAGACCAACAAGCCAAAGATGAAGCACATTTCGCTAAGCCTAAAGTAATTACTGACCCTTTTGAGTTAGCAAGATTAGAGGCAAAGGAAGCAGCCGAAGCCAAGTTAGCAGCTCTTGGGCTAACCACTGACGATCTGAAAGCCTTGGGCCTTTAGAACAATCCCTCAAGATTATGCTAGAAGCAGTTTAGCCTCATCTTCAGTAATGCCTAGCCGATTAAGCAGGGCTGCCTTTTGGGCGGCCTTTGCTTCGGCTTGGGCTTGGCGTTCTGCATTTGCTTCTACATCTGTCTTAAATAAGGCATATTCTTCATCGGTCATTTCTCTATCTATTATTTCGCCTGTAGCCGTATTATGAATTCTAGTAAATGGTTTAGTCATTATTTAACTCCATAAGTTTTAATAGTTCCGCCATTAAATGATCCTGCGCTGCAAGCAAAAACAAAAGAAGTAATTGTTGAATTTGATTTATGCCTGCCATATCCCATACTTTGAGTTTGTCCAAATGCGCCGTTGCGTGTGCCTCCGCCAAAAAACCAGATAGGCTTATGTGCGGTTGAAGAAGCTACATTGGAAATAATTACTGTCCAAGAGTTTGTTGTTGTTGTTAATTTTAATGTGCCATCAATACTTAAGGGTATTGCTACATCTGATTCAGTACTCGCAGTTGCTCCGTCTTGAACACGCACTAAATTAGAAGTTGAATTATTAGGCTTGAAACTCCAATTTGCATCTGAGCTGCAATCAACTCCAAAAATTTCAAATTGTAAACTGTTATACCCAGTTGGATCTATAGTAATTGTTGTAGATGAACTGCTCAAAGTGGTAGTAGAAAGCAAAGTCATACCACCACCACTAGCAGCAGCCCACTTAAGTCCAGTAGTTTCTGCAGAATCCGCTACAAACTTCGGCACAATCTCAGAGGATTGTTCTACAGACCAAGGGCTTTCAGATCATCGGCGGTTAGACCTAGAGCTTGCAACTTGGCTTCGGCTGAGGCTTTGGCATTGGCTGCATTTAGAGCATCGGTTGTTTCTTTTTTAATTTCTTCTTGGTCTAATTCTAATTGCAATATCTCATCTGAAGTCATTTCAACTATAACTGTTTCATTTGTTTCGCAATTTACAATCATTTTTTTCATTAATTTACTCCATATAGTTTGATATTACCCTGCGCCTTAAATGTGCCAGACCCAACATAAACTTTGATAGAGGTAATCGCACTTGTTGATTTTGCAACACCTTCAATACTTACAGAAACTGGATTGGAGCTAGTTCCGTAAATACCACCAGCCCAGCCATTGTAAAGCCTGTAGCCAGCAGAGGTATAAAATGGGAATTCCATAAAAATAGAAACTGCATTGGTGTTATCAAAATTACTAAAACCACCAAAAGTAATTAAGGAACTTGAACCGCCTGCGTTAATCCCTTGAACAGTAGGTGTTGCGCCAGGGTCATTTACGATTCTGTAATGAAAATAAGTGTCATTAGAAGTCAAACCATTGAATCTTATTAGAAAGTTTTCATTATCAACTGTTTGCGATATGTTTTCACAAGATAAAATTAAACTTTTATATGAACCACTAATTGAAGTAAAATCAACTTCTGTTACTGTAGTCATTGTTGTATCAGTAATTAAGGTTAATCCACCACCACCAGCAGCAGCCCACTTAAGTCCTGTGGTTTCGGTGGAATCCGCTACAAGTGTGTAGCCGTTTGTGCCTACTGAGAGGATACCTGGGGTATCGTTGGCAGTACCAACGATAAGATCGCCTTTAGCGGCGATGATAGACTCAGGGATACCTGTCCCTGGTTCTGGAATACGTCCTATAGCCATATTATGATAGCTCCGTTCCAAAAGCGTTGAATGTGAAGTTAGCGTTAGATGCGTAGACTGATACAACGTCTGTGGCAGCTAGAGTAATTCCCAATGTCATAGTATCTGTAGATGTTGCAGATAGTGATGCGTCATAGATTAGATACTGTGCGTTAGCGGCAGCAGCACCTGCGATTCTTACATAGACGCGGTAAGTTCCTGCGGTAGCACCTCTATTGGCTACAGTGATTGTTGAGACAATCGAGGAAGTAGCAGCAGGCACTGTGTATAAATCTGCTTGCGTTGTTGCAGCAGGGGCAGATTGCCCTAGTACTTTGTAGGTTGTAGGCATTAGTTATGCTCCCATATAGAGAAATGAAGTTGGTATTGTTTGTTGTTGCTGTGTAAGTCCTTCTTCAAATGCTGTTAAGTCACTTGAGGTTAGGACGTGTTTTACTGTAGCGCCTGAGCTGTGGCTTGTAGCCGCAGATCCTGCTCTACCCCTGACGATAGTTAGCGTATCGCCAGAAATCTGTTCAACGAAGCAAATCTCTTCGCTTGCGGTATCAGGGTCAATAGCAATGGTGAACTGGTCTGGATATACGCCACCTACTGATGCCCCTAGCGTCACACCACCCATAAGCGCAGCACCTGTTCCAGTAGCAACAGTTAACGATGTAACAGCGCTATTGATTCCAGAAGCAAGCGTTGTCTGAACGCTGATTGAGCTGAATTTTCTTATTGCCATAGCCCTTCCTTACTTGGTGTAGTGGATGCGAATTGGATACTTGTCTTGCAACTTCAGCGCTTCCTCCTGAAGTCTCTGTTGATACAGAGCAAACAGATATCTAGATGCAGATGCACCAGAGTTAAATGGATTCTTAGTATCGTTAAGATCAGCCTCAGCGCTGGATAGATTGATACGACCAGCATCAAGGAATGATAAGAGTTTGTAGCAGGCACCAAGGACTGTTACATCATAAGAGCTTGCAGGTAGACCAGTAACATCTTCATAATCATCAGTGTTGGAGTCAAGAGTATTTGGCTCTGTGGTATACCAGACTTGAACTGTACGTCCTGGTTGAATGTTCTCGTAAATGTTTACAGTATTGTTTGTATTAAAGGTAGCGGCATTAGCCATAGGGTCTGCTCGCCAGCGATTAACTGGTAGCCATTCTTGAGATGAACCTGTGGTCTGCCAAGACATAAATAGAATCTGCTCTGCATCATCTGGCAGGGCATAGGTAGTCTGTGATGCGTTAAAAGTAAAGGTAGTTGAACTTACTGACCAGAGTTTAGGATAGTAAGAGTTAATCGTATCGTTGATAGCCTTCTTGATATTGCTTCTAGGA